CCCGGATTCGCCTCCCGGATGCGCTTGAACCAAACGCACATTTTGCGCCGTCTTCGTGTTTCTTTACATAACTTTAAGAAACATTTGGAGTCTCAGTTGATACGAGAGCACCCAGACCAGTCATATAAGACATGGTTGAATGACCCATCGCCAAAGAAGCATTTACGTGCTGCTTTAGATCGTGCATGGAGGTTGGATGGGATGGATGGTCCGAAACGGGCCATTGGGTATAAAATCAAGAAGTATGAACTCTTGTCGGCTGGTAAGTGCCGTGGTATCGCAGATCTTGGTGAAGTGCGAACCCAACTTACCGCATATCCCTTTCCATCCATCAAAAAGGCTTGGACTGCCCCGTACATTCACGGGAATTACACCTCTACTTTTTGCGCTTCACCAGATCATGGTAGTTTGAGCGCTGTTTTCCGCGCTCTAGACATGGTCGACCGCGGGAAGGTGGAGTTTGTGTATTTTTCCGATGATTCATGTGTTTCGGCTGGTTGCAGTGATGGCCGCGTTGTTTTCAACGCTGATGTGAAAAAATGCGATAATTCGCACACCACCCCCATGTTCAAGGGTTTGGAAAAATTACTCACTGAGAGTTACGGGTTTGACAACTTGCATGCTGCGCCATTGCGTTCAGCGTTCCAGTATTTATCAGAGCCCGTTGTCATGAGCAACCCCCACAACCGTCGTGAGAAGGTTAAATACCAATTTTCTACTCATCGACTGTATAGTGGGAGCACGCTCACCACCACAATGAACAATTATGCAAATTTGTGTATTTCATTGCGGTTGGCTCAGAGAGTTCCTGACCCCAGTTTGATAACTAAAACCGAATTCCTACGCCAGTATTTATTGGCTGGTGAGGATTGCGGTTATGAGTTAAAGACGCAAGTGTGTGTCTCTTTGGAAGATGTTCAATTTTTGAAGCATTCGTGCTCGTTGATCGATGGAGAGTACATTTGCTGGGTGAACTTGGCTGTGTGGTTTAGGGGGATGGGCACCATAAGTGGTGACCTGCCAGGGCGGGGCAGTATAACCGCCCGAGGCTCTTCTTTTATTCGCGATGTGGTGGTGTCGCGAGAGAAGTGGGGTAATCATGCGATTCGAGATTCGTTTGCACACTACAAAAGTGGCTCGCGAGTTCGAATGACGGGCAACGCGTATCGCGAAGCCTTGAGAGAACGATCAGTCGGTGGAACCGATGTCCGAATACCTCTCGAATCGCTTGCCCGGCGTTACAGTGTATCTGTAGAAACGCTGGAAGAACTTGTACAATTGACGCGTTTGTCGCGTCTGAACACAATAGTGTCGCACCCGGTGCTTAGTGTTTTGTACAATGTTGATTACGGGTGATGGGTGGCTCCCACAATGACCAGGAAGTCTTTAAACTCCAGGATGATCACGTCTATAAGGTGATAAGTTGGGGGGATATACCAACTTCAAATTAATTTGTGTGTTTCAGACTCACTAACCC